TACTTGACAATTACTGAAGAGCGCATCACATACTACCTACGTAGCCATACATGCGCATATCTCTTCTATGTATTGACAAGTAGTAATATACATGCTATAATATCTATAAGAAGTAGAGAAAGAAATACTATAAGAACATTACTGTATCATACAGTAACAAGATTACTTTCCTTTCTTTACTGTAAGTAACACTTTAAGTAATACATATGGGAGATATTTACTTTGTCTTTATTCAAGAATGACTCCGGTACTTGGTATACTAAGGCCCTGTTCTATGAAACAACTCTAGCAGACAAGTCTACTGTGGTCTTTACTTTGAAGGACGAAGACCATATGGGCTATCCGTCTCTCTATCGTCTTTACATGGAATGTGCCGACCCGACAGGGTATATGTGCGCCACAACTCATCTAGGCGGCTGGGAACACTGGCTGAAGCTAAAAGAGTGTGATTGGTTCCGTGAAAAGCTAGAACGATGGAATGAAGAACTAGAAGTCATGCTACGTGCAAATGCGCTAGCTAGGCTTGTAAAGGAGTCAAAGAACTCCGGTTCTAAAAATTACGTTGAAATTAACAAACTCCTCCTAAATCGTGGCTGGATCATCGACGAAGGTGGTAAGCGTAAACGTGGGGCACCATCTAAGCAAGAAATCAAGGATGCTGCAAACGACATCGCAGTACGAAACAAAACTCTAAACGAAGACTACCTTCGTGTTGTGAAAGGTTAATTAAATGGCAGACAAGATTGTCTTTAGTCCCAGCGATGTCATCACACCTGGGGAACATGCAGCAGCTGTAACGCTTAGCGACAGCGCTGTGCTAGATCCTACTCCTCGTGCTATTTACGTTGGCACAGCTGGAAACCTTAAGGTTACCATGCGCGGTGGTGAAGTAGTCACGTTTACAAACCTAGCTGTAGGTTGGCATCCTATTAGACCATCCATCATTTGGTCTACTGGCTCAACTGCTTCCAATATTGTGACAATCTGGTGATTGGTTTTGGAGTTTCCGTCTTTCCACTATCCCTTCTTGGAGGGACATGGTGGGGAGCCTACACAGCACCAGACGGTATTCTAGCGAGTGCTGTCGCTGACTTTAATTCCAACTCCTACGCACTCCCATCTTTAGGTCCTGAACTAGTCTCAGACACAAATTTTGCCAATGCGGGTTTGTGGACAGCCGGCACTGGCTGGTCGATCTCGGGCGGCATTGCTACGAAGGTTGCCGGGACCGGTGCTTATCTGTACCTGACTGGTTTCACAGTTACACCCGGTAAGATTTACCAGATCGTGACGACAATCGCGTCACGGACGGCCGGTGCGATGCAAGTCACTCTAGGCGGGATTGACGGCGGCGGGCGAGCAGCGGCTGGGACGTTCACGGAGTACACCACTGCTGCAACGGAGTCGTTCCTGACTTATTCTGGGCTCGGAATTTATGGGAACAGCACGTTCGATGGAACTGTTACTGGTATTTCTGTTCGCGAAGTACTGCTTGGTGATGTCGGCGCGCGCATCGCAGGCAGCGGCTACACCATGTCGACCAGCGGCACAGGCGCCACAGCAACCGAGAGCCCTGCCGGGACCCTGAACCTTGTCCCCGCTGCATCTGGGACAGCATGCGCAGACTACCAGATCACGGGTCTGACGGTCGGTGCGACCTATCTGATCGGCTCTACAACAGAGACGTTCGCCGTTTTTGTCGCCGTCGGGACAACGCAAGGCACCGGTGATGTGTTCACGGCCACCACCACTGTTGGTGTATCGTCGATCTATATGTTTACGGCCACGGCTACAACTCAGTGGCTACGGTTCAGTCGTGGGAATACGACTGGTACAGCAAAAGTCTCTGCGATCTATGTTGCACAGTTTGTACCACGGCCAATTTTGCGAGAAGCCTCTTTCAGTGACGTTATCTCATATACTTGCAGTTCAACAACTGCTAGAACTTATGTAGACAGCACTGGTGTTATGAAGAATGACCTAGCTGTCGATCAACCTCGATGGGATTGGACGACCGGGAAGCGCCGCTTGCTCAACGAGGGGCCGTCGACCAACCTGTTCACCTACTCTGAGGACTTTACACAGGCTGCTTGGACCAAGAGTAATTGCACTGTAACGCCATCGGCTGGGCTAGCGCAAACGGGCGCAGTAACAGCTACTAAGGTTGCAACAAATAATACGCTCGACAGTGGGCATATTCGTCAAGATGTATCAATGACGAGCGGAACATCGTATACTACAAGTATTTTTGCTGCTTCAGCGGGATACTCGTGGCTGTATATATTTACCTCAGACGGCGCAACGGCACTCGACGGCTGGGTCAATGTAGCCACAGGGGCAACGGCAAACGTTGCCGTCGGTCTTACGATTACCGTTACCGCGGCGGCGTTCGGCGCGCGGAGAATTTCTGCGACGAGGGTGTCCGGCAATACCGGAACGGGAAATTTCCGGTTCTACCCGGCGTCGTCGGTTGGCGCGCCCCTCAGCAGCGTGACGGGTGGTAACGGAACCGATGGCGTCCTGGTTTGGGGCGCGCAGTTGGAAGCGCAGGCGTTCGCGTCGAGCTATATCCCGACCACTTCAGCGACGGTGACTCGTGCGGTAGAAAGCGCCAAGCTGTCTCCGCTTGCACAGTCAATCGTTAGTCGCGCGGCTTGCACGATCACAGCACGCGGGAAACTGGAGAACCCAGCTACGTCGGCGCGTGCAATTTTCGGCAATGACAGCAGCGGGACGCTGCTCTACGCCACAAATGCATCAAATACCCTGGTCTCCAACTGGAGCGGAACGACAAGGCTCGACGGAACGCTTGGCTCCGGGGCGTTTAACACGACGGACTTCGGCGCTGCGCTCGCGTTCGACAGTTGCGGTCGTGCGGTTGCCGGCAACGGCGGCGCAGCAGGGACCGACACGAACCAAGTCGGCAATAAATCCGTCACCTACCTGGGCCGATCGCCCGGCTCCAGCAGCTTTGGCGACGGCTGGTACGATCGGATGGTTCTTTACACTCAACGCGAGTCAGCATCAAATCTACAAACGTTAACGGTGGTGACATGATTGAACTAACATACCTAACACTCACGTACCCAGATAAAGAGACAGCTTTACAAGTAGCTAGAGCTTTATCTGGTAACCCAAATGTAGTTGAGTTTCCACCAGATGGTTGGTTAGGAGACTCATACTACAACATTGTCGATGTTGGAGAAGTGTACACTCCATCAGTTATAAATGAATTAGGAGAAGTAATTTCTGGGCACGAATTAGTCCCGGGATACCATCTTCTTGGTGTATGGCGTGGGTCTATTGACACTGTTCCGAACCCTGTAAGAGCAGCTCATGTCGATAGACCTGACTGGTGGCCAAGGATTAATTAAATGGTTGAGGATTACAAAGAACTTCTATGGCGCTTGGACGAACGTGTTCGAGTCCTAGAAAAACTCCCAGACTCTCTTGAGCGCATTGAAAAAGATGTAAGCTCTATTACCAGTAAAATGAACCAGATCACAGAAAGAGTCAATGGAGGCTTTTATGTCCTTCTTGGTCTTGGTGGATTGGTCACTTGGGTATCTGGTGTCTGGCAAAAGATTGGAGATCTATTTAAGTAATGGCAGCACAGACAAAACAGCTTTCATCCAAGCATGACCAAGTAAGAGAAGCTGCGGAGTCATCCCTTTTGGCCTTCATCAGACTCGTTCACCCTATGCGAGTATTGGGAGCAGTACATGAAGAACTCATTTCCTGGTGGACAAGACAAGACGCTAAGACCCACCAGCTTGTCCTACTACCACGAGACCATGGTAAATCTGCAATGGTCGCTTACCGTGTTGCTTGGGAGATCACCCGTAATCCCGCAATCCGCGTTCTATACATCTCTAGCACTGCTAATCTTGCTACTAAGCAATTAAAGTTCATCAAAGACATTCTTACCTCTGATATCTATCGTCGTTACTGGCCACTTATGGTGAATGTAGACGAAGGTAGGCGTGAGAAGTGGACAGAGAATGAAATTGCAGTAGATCACCCACTGCGCAAGTCTGAAGCTATTCGAGACCCTACTGTCTTTACTGCAGGCTTGACTACAGGTATTACTGGTCTACACTGTGACATTGCAGTACTTGACGACGTTGTTGTTCAAGAGAATGCGTACACAGACGAAGGTAGGTCTAAAGTTAACACACAGTACTCACTTCTATCTTCGATTGAAGGTACTGATGGTGTTGAATGGGCTGTTGGTACTCGATACCATCCACTTGATCTGTACGCTACTTTGCAAGAACAGATGGTCGATATCTATAATGAAGAGGGAGATGTTATTGAGCAATATCCTCTATATGAAATCTTCGAACGTCAAGTCGAAGACCGAGGGGATGGCGCTGGTCAATTCCTCTGGCCTCGACAGCAAAGATACGATGGCAAATGGTTCGGCTTCGATCGTACTATCCTTGCCAAGAAAAGATCACAGTACCTCGACCGTATCCAGTTCCGCGCACAGTACTACAACGACCCAAACGATGTATCTAACGCAACCATCACCAGAGAACAGTTCAACTATTATAATCCGCAATATCTTAGCCGGAGTAATGGGAAATGGTTCTATAAGGAAGACCAGCTAAACGTCTTTGCGTCTATTGACTTTGCTTTTAGCTTAAAGAACAAAGCAGACTACACATCCATCGTTGTTGTTGGTGTAGACTATAACTACAATTACTATGTTCTTGACATTGATCGGTTCAAGAGTAATCGTATCTCTGAGTATTTCCAGCACATCCTACAGCTTCATCAGAAGTGGGACTTCCGTAAACTACGCGCAGAAGTCACGATGGCTCAGCAAGTCATTGTACAGGATCTGAAAGACAATTACATCAGGCACTATGGTCTGGCAATTGTCATTGACGAGTACCGTCCTAATTCGCATCAAGGTTCTAAAGAAGAACGTATGGAAGCAACTCTGCAGCCTCGCTATGCAAATGGTCAGATGTGGCACCAAAAGGCTGGTAACTGGTCAATTTTGGAAGAAGAACTAGTCCTACAGAACCCACCACACGATGACGTTAAAGACGCTCTAGCAGCAGTAATTCCTATTTGTGTTGCACCTTCCAGAGGTCTACATTCACGCGAACAAACAAGCATGCTGTGGAAGCAGTATTCACATTCTAAATTTGGAGGCATTGGCTAATGGCTGGACGAACTCTAGACCTCCTGAGTATTCTTCATCCTGATCGACTAGGTACCCAGATTGCTGATATGTGGAGATCGTTTGATCAAGCTCGCACTGAACAAAAGATGCGCTGGCAGGAACTCAGGAATTACATTTATGCGACTGACACAACTACTACTTCTAATAGTTCTCTTCCTTGGAAGAACAAAACAACTACCCCTAAGCTCACGCAGCTACGCGACAATCTTTTCTCCAACTACATGGCCACAATCTTCCCTAAACGGAAGTGGGTAAAGTGGGAAGGATCTAATAAAACAGATGAAGACCCAAAGAAGCGACAGTCAATCGAAGACTACATGTACTGGGTCTGTCAGCAGCCAGTCTTTAAAGACGAAATTGCCAAGCTTATCTACGACTACATCGACTACGGAAATGTCTTTGTTATGCCTACATGGCGAGATGAGCAGCAGGAGACAAAAGGAAACTCTGTAAAGACAGGGTATGTTGGTCCTTCAGTACAGCGTATCAACCCAATTGATATTGTAATGAACCCAACTGCTTCATCTTTTGCAGACTCTCCTAAGATCATTAGGTCTGTTGTCACCATTGGTGAGCTAAAAGAAATGACTGAATGGCCTATGCAAGGCACCGAAGAAGGTGCTATCGCTAAGGAGCTGTTCAACTACTTCAAGGGTATCCGAGATCTAGCCGCAGATGCCAACGGCACTGTCTGGCAAGAAAAGGACCAGATGTTCCAGGTTGATGGGTTTGACTCCTTCAGGACTTACCTACAGAGCCCGTACATCGAAGTACTGACTTTTTATGGAACCATCTATGACTACGACAACGACCAGCTTCTAAAGAACTATAAGATCGTTGTTGTTGACCGTCACAAGGTTCTGTTTAAGCAGGTAGACTCTTCTGCGTTTGGCAGGGCGCAGATACACCACACTGGTTGGCGTCCACGTCAGGACAATCTGTGGGCCATGGGTCCACTAGACAACCTAGTAGGTATGCAGTACCGAATTGATCACCTTGAGAACCTCAAGGCTGACTGTTTTGACCTAATTGCATTCCCACCACTGAAGATCAAAGGATATGTAAACGACTTCACTTGGGGTCCATTCGAAAAGATCTTTGTTGGTGAAGATGGTGACATTGAAGTCATGAGCCCTAACGTTGAGTCTCTAAAAGCTAATCTAGAGATTGAACAGCTTATGGCTAAGATGGAAGAAATGGCTGGAGCACCTAAAGAAGCTATGGGTTTCCGTACTCCTGGTGAAAAGACCATGTACGAAGTTCAGCGTCTAGAGAATGCTGCATCTCGTATCTTCCAGAACAAGATTGCTCACTTTGAAGAGCAGGTCCTAGAACCTCTACTTAACTCTATGCTAGAACTTGCACTCAGGTATGGTATTGATGTTTCAGTACGCAGTGTAGATCCTCAGTTTGGTGCTGTTGGTTTCCAGCAAATCACTACAGCGGATATTACAGGTCAGGGTTCAATTAAACCAATTGCTGCTCGTCACTTTGCTGAGAGTGCGCAGTTGATCCAAAACCTGACTAACTTCTACGCGTCTGCCATTGGTGCTGATCCTGATGTGAAGCGTCATTTCTCGTCTATCAAAACAGCTAAGATGCTAGAGCGTCTTCTAGAAATTGAAGACTTTGAACTAGTAGAAGAGAACGTTCGTATCGGTGAAAATGCTGATGCACAACGTATGATGCAATCTTCACAAGAAGATATGTACGCCGAGTCTCAGACTCCAGCAGGTATTACTCCAAGCGACTTTGAGTTGCCTCCTGGCATGGGCCCTGGTAAGTGATGTCTACTAAAGGCATCAGTTCTGACTGGACTAAAAACCTTCCAGCAGACAAAAGAAAAGACTTTGAACAAACACTACGAAATAGCACTTACATTACCGGTCGACTAGCCGACATTTTAGAAGAACGACTGCAGGCGGTTCTAAGGTCTGAAACATCTCTTGATGATTTCACTGGTGACTGGGCTTACAAACAAGCATTTCGTAATGGACAAAAACAAGCACTGAAGGCTGTACTCGACCTACTCAGCTTCACAAAAGGAAAAGATAATTGACCACAGACCTATTTTCCAGCAATGACCCAATCCTCGATGACAACTATGAGATGGATGGAGTAACGGCCACAGAAGATCTCGTTACCAATCTGGTTGGCGAAGACAAGAAGTACAAGACTGTAAATGACCTCGCTTACAGTAAACTCTCCGCCGATGCCTTTATTAATAGGCTCAAGAACGAGAATAAACAACTCCGAGACCAGTTGAAGTCAACCGACGACATCAAGTCTCTAATTAACGGCTTTAAGGAAGCTCCCCCGAAAGAAACAAGTAACCCTGTACAAGACGGCGGTGAAAGTGGGGCTTTTGATCCAGACACCCTGGTAGAAAAAGTACTTTCTTCACTCGAAGCACGTAATGCCAAGGCCCGTGAAGAGCAGAACATGGAACAGGTTAAGAACACTGTCCAGACAGCTCTTGGTCCTAATTGGCGCAACGAAGTTAAACAACGACTAGCGGAAGCAGACCTCAGTGACTCTGAAGCAGATGCTATCGCACGTCGTAATCCCAAGGCTTTCTTCAAGCTTCTAGGTATCAGTAATGAACCTAATAAACCTGCTAGTTTGTTTGATAACAGCACACCACGGTCTACTGTGAATACTACTTCACAGGCACCAATGAATGGTGAACGTAATCAGACTTACTACAACAACTTGAAGCAGAAGATGGGTCTTTCTTCGTTTTACAGTAACCCAACTTTGCAGGCCCAGATGCACAATGATGCTCTAAGGCTTGGTGAAAAATTCTTTAACGCATAAGGAGCACTAAATGGCTGGTTTTTCCACATCCCAGACTGATCATCTAATTCGGTCTAACCTGTGGTCGTCCCAGATTAAGGAAGTCCTAATGGACGAACTCATGGCTACTAAGTATGTAGACATGATCACCGACTTCCCTGATGGCGACACTATCAATATTCCTTCGATGGGTCAGGCAGACGTCCTGGACTACGCTGAAGGTCAGGCTGTTAAGTATACCGCGATGGATACTGGCAACTTCACCTTCTCGATCACTGCTTACAAGAGCTCAGCGACTTACATCACTGAGAAGCTGAAGCAGGACTCGTTCTACACTGCACGCCTTGTTTCTTCGTTCGTACCGAAGCAGTCTCGCGCTATTGCTAAGGCAATGGAAGTCGATATTCTTTCTGTTGGTCCGAATGGTCAGACTGCAAGCAACCTGAACGCTATTAACGGTGCAAACCATCGTTGGGTAGGTTCTGGTACTAACGAGACCATCGCTGTACAGGACTTTGCAAAGGCGAAGTATGCTCTACAGAAGGCTAACGTTCCGATGACTAACCTCGTCGCTATCGTTGATCCTTCGGTTGAGTACGCGCTAAGCACCCTGACTAACCTTACTAACGTGTCCAATAACCCACGTTGGGAAGGCATCGTTCGCGATGGTATGTCCACTGGCACTAAGTTCGTAATGAACGTTTATGGCTTCGACGTTTATGTCTCTCAGAACCTTAAGGTTAATACCACTTCTGAGACCATTAACTCGGTCACTTCGGCTGCTGGTGTTAATAACCTCTTCTTCTCTGCCGCACCTGATGTGCTTCCAATTGTCGGCTCTGTCCGTCAGCCTCCGAAGGTTGACTCTGAGTACAACAAGGACATGCAGCGTGAAGAGTACGTGACAACTTGCCGTTATGGTTACAAGCTGTTCCGTCCAGAGAACATGGTCGTTGTCATCACTGACACTGATCAGGTCTGATAAGAAACTAAAGGAGTATATAATATGGGTACTTGGCTGAATGGCGATGGCCTATACATCCGCTTTGGTGCGGATGAAGGCAAAGTACAGAAGACTGGTGAGTATGAGGACAGCGGCTACTGGGGTGCAAACCACTTCGTAGAAGCAGACATCTCTTACACTGACCTTAATGCCTTCGGTACTGATACTATTCTTTCCGATACGGTAGTCATTCCTAACGGTGCGCGTATTACCAAGGCAGAGATGTATGTCATCACTGCGTTTACCTCGGGTGGTTCTGCTACCCTTGAGCTTGGTACTATCCGTACTGATCGGTCTGCTACTTACGACGCTGATGGTTTTGTTGCTGCTACTGCTGTAGCTTCACTTACCGCCGGTGCAACCATTGCTGGTTCTGGTGCTCTTGTGAACACCACACTGGCTAACGACGGTCTACTGACCGCTACTGTCCGCACTGCCAACTTTACTGCTGGCCGCGCTCGGCTGCGTGTCTTCTGGACCATGGTCTAATCTAAGCTAGGGGAGATCTCATAAGGGTCTCCCCCCTTCCATTATAAGGACACGTAACAATGCCATTCCACAAAGATCTGACTGGTGCAGACCTTCATGAACCTAAGGGTGCATCGTCTGCAACTCTGTACTCTGTCCTGACTGCGAACGGTGTTGGTGGGACCTCTTGGACACTTATTGGACCAAACAACATTGACAGTTCGACACTGCTTGGTAACAAATTCTTTGTCACTATGCAGAAAGAGAACCCTGCAGGTACATTCACACTTTATCTGCCTATCCCTGTTAACTGCACACTAAGTGCAATTTACGCTACAATTGACGCAGCTCCCACTGGTGCTAACATTCAGGTAGACTTCTATAACGGTACTTCAACCCTTATTAACTCTACCACGTTTACCACTACGGCTACTACAGGTGACACAAATACGATCACTCCATCGAGCAATAACGTATTTACAGCAGGAAGCAAACTCCGCATTCGTAATTCTACTGCCGTTGCTACTTGTGGGTCTATTGGCTTTACATTTGTCTTTACGGCTAGTTAATAATGGCTAAACTAACTCTCTCTGATCTTTCTTCGCTTGCGAATGAAACTTCCGCCATTAACACAATCAACAACAACAATTCTGCAATTGAGACAGCTCTAGAAAACACTCTATCCAGAGACGGCACTACACCTAATGTAATGAGTGCCGACTTTGATATGAACAGTAAGCGTATTCTCAATCTTCCTAATGCTTCTGACCTTCAGGAGCCAGTTACACTTTCACAGCTAAACACTACAGCATTCGGTACACCAACAATTGTAATTAGCACCGTAACAGGTCTACAAGCGGCCCTAGACGCCAAAGTGCCAATTACACGTACCATTACTGCTGCTGGTGCTCTTACCGGTGGAGGTGACCTTTCCGCTAATCGTACAATCACTCTAGACGTTACAAGCTTGACTGCACTGACCTCAGGGTTAGATGCAAGCAATGACTATGTCCTACTCTACGATGCATCTGCTGCAGGTTATAAGAAGATCAATCCAAACAACTTGGTTGGTCCACTAAGCTCAGGTGTTGCATCTTTTAATGGTCGATCAGGTGCTGTTGTTCCAGCTTCTGCAGACTACACAGCTACTCTTGTAACAAATACTCCTGCTGGTAATATTGCAGCAACAACTGTCCAGGCAGCTTTGAATGAACTAGACACTGAAAAGGTACCAACTACCAGAACAGTTTCAGTTTCTGGAGCGCTAACTGGTGGTGGTGACCTTTCGGCAAACCGAACAATAACTCTAGATGTCAATGGTTTAACAGAAGACACTGCGCCTCTACGAGCAACAGACTACATTCTGACTTACGATGTATCTGCTTCCACTCATAAAAAAGCTAAACTAAACTCATTCTTCAAGCCCGAGAGCTATGTATACTCAACTTGGACTTACTCTTCGGCAGTTCCTTATGTTGAACTTTTGGTGCCAACTCCAGTCACTGACTTTCATATGTTTAAAGTTTATTTCAGTGACGTTGCACCTTCGTCGAACTCATCAAACACTATCTTACGTTTTTCATTATATAATGGTGTAACTGAAGTTCTACAAGGATCTGATGGGGATGGTACTGTCGACCCACAAACTTCTGACCGTTATTTTGGTAACGTAGAGTTTACAATTGGTGCCGATCGCACTGTGCATTTTGCTAGGTACTATGTCTTTGACAACAGTAGTGGCAACACTACCTACTATTCTGTTCTACGATCAATGAGTGGAAATACTTTTGATCGTGTACGTGCATACTTCGACTCTGGTAACATTGCTCGTGGTTTTATCAGCTTAGTTGCTTACCCAAAAGCATAAAGGAACTTTAAATGGCTACCCCTTCTTTCGATAGCCTTAAGGCACACTACAAAGAGCTATGGCTCAAAGTTAAGATTGATCCAGGCCAGGAAGCTAACGTCATGGGTGCAGTCAAGCGTATCTTTGCCAACAAGGCTCGGTACCTAGCTGTATCTATTAAGACTGGTGTTCCTTGGTTCTTTATTGGTCTTATCCACAATCTAGAAGCTGGTCTTTCTTTCCGTGGTCATCTACACAACGGTGATCCACTAACTGATCGAACTGTCCAAGTACCTGCTGGTCGACCACTTGTTGGTAACCCTCCATTTACTTGGGAAGAGTCTGCTCTTGACGCTCTAACCCAGAAAGGTCTGCAGAATGTCAAGGCTTGGACTATTGAACGGCTGCTCTACGAAGCTGAACGATACAATGGCTTCGGTTACATGCTTTACCATCCAGGTGACCTATCACCATACGTTTGGTCCAAGACCAATCATAATGATGGCACAGGCAAGTACATTGCAGACGGTAAGTGGTCTGGTACGGCATTCTCTGAAAGTCAGGTAGGCTTTGCTGCTGGTCTTATTGCTCTAATGCAGCTTGACCCAACCATCAAGTTTGATCCTAATGTCGGCGCAGTTGAACAGACTGTCGTTGGTGTTGGTACTGGTAGTGTTATCGTTGCAGCAGAAGAAGCGGTTAACCGTGGTTTTGATCTGGTACAGGTTATCCCAATCGCTATAGTAGCGGTGCTCGCTGTAGGTCTTGTTGCCTACATTATCAACAAACGGAGGCATTCAAAATGATGACCCTCATTCTTTCTTTTCTATACGCGCACACATCTAAGGTAGTTGCTGGCGCAGCGGCTACTGCTGGGTATCTTGGCGGTATGTATCTATTCGATGGCTTCATTGGGGGTACTGTCTCCACTCTAGTCGCTGCGGCTGGTTACGCTGTAGTTTCTAACGTAATCCTAGATCCTCCGGCAGCCTGATATGCCCATCCCTTTGATTGGGGGTTTCTTAGGTAAGATTGTGCTGGGTGAGATTATTGACCAAGTGGTTGTACCTCACCCAACCAATCCTCAGGCCCCACCTGTAACTGTTCCAGTACGTGCTACTCCCCCAGGCAAGGGTCTGCGCACATTTGCTGTAGCAGTAGGATACGCCGCTCTGACTGGCATCCTAGCCTACTTCCAGACTATTGACTGGTCTCAGTACGGCTTTGCATGGGCTCTTGCTGGCCCAGTTCTTATGGCAGGTATGAAGTACATCACAGAGAAATCAGGAACTGAATAATGAAAATGACACTCTTAGAGATTGTACAAGGCATCCTAAGCGATATTGATGGAGACGAAGTAAACTCAATTACGGATACTACTGAGTCCCTACAGGTAGCAAACGCTGTTAAGGAAACTTACAATCACATTGTTACTAAAGCGGACTTGCCTGAAAGGTACGGTCTCTTTGAGTTGGATGCAAGTGTCACTAGCACAAAGCCAGTGCTGATGACTGTTCCAAGCTATGTAGACAACATCAAGTGGCTCAAGTACGACTGTAAGACAGACACTGATCCTTATCCTGTGTTTAACTATATGGACTACCAGCCACTTGAAATGTTCCTTGAGAGTATGTACAACCTTCCAGGTCAGACAGACTCCACTATTGAGACATTCGACCATACGGCTAACTTTGGTACTCTGAGTTTCTATTACTACAATGATCGCGCACCAAGTAGATACTCGTCTATTGACGACACTACACTGATCTTTGACGCTTACGATAACACAGTCGACACTACACTACAGAAGTCCAAGACTATCGGGTACGGTCGTATTCTGACTACATTCTTGATGCAGGATACCTACGTACCACAGATTGACGCTAACATGTTCCCACTGCTGTTCCAGGAAACAAAAGCCCAGGTAATGAACGACTTGAGACAGATGGACTCTCCCAGAGCTGATAAACGCGCTAAGGAACAGTGGACAAAGAACCAAGATATCCGAGAGAATGCTGGAGGTAGACAGCCTTACCAGCGTAAGAGTTGGATGCCAAACTACGGAAGAAAAGCATGATTATCAATGAAGACACAATCGTAGACTACATGGACAACAAGGCGATTATCTCACCTGATGGTGTGTACGCTTTGTATAAGATCCGACTTATGCGTGGTCAAACACCAAATGAATTGCTTGGCAGTTACACATCCGTAGATGAAGCAATCAAGGCTATCAATGCTCGGCTAAGCAAGGGCAAGCGAGCCAATGGGTCGTAACGCAGCATCAACAGTTGAAAACAACTTCATCAAGGGCATTGTCACTGAGTTTTCTGGTCTTAACTTTCCTGAGAATGCTTGTGAGGATGCCCTTAATTGTTTCTTCACTGAACAAGGAGAAGTACGACGTAGGTACGGTATTGACTTTGAAAACTCCTTTTCCTATGTAAATAAAGACATCAACAACGACGAAGTAACACATTCATTTCATTGGCAGAACGTAAACGGAGACAGTACAACTTCTTTCATTGTTGTTCAGGCTGGAGCTAGTCTTTACTTCTTCAGGTTCAATGGTGGCGACTCTGTTTCGTCTCAGTACGACATTGCTCTAGACATCAACCTAGTTCAGTACGCTACGAGCGGTTCTCCGTCTATTGGCCTCAAGTACTGCCAGTTTGTTTCAGGGTCTGGTCTACTTTACGTAGCTCATCCGTATCTGAAACCTTTGTACATTAAGTACGATGATGTTAATAATCAAATGGATGTTAATGTTCTTGACATCAAGATCAGAGACTTCAAGGTCCTGACTGATGGGTACCAAGTAGACGAGTCTCCAACAAAGTCTTCTATGTCTGCTGAATACGAGTACAATATCCGCAACCAAGGTTGGACTAATCGTTACCTTGATATGTGGTGGAACGTTAACTCTACAGCGCCATCAAAAGCTGAGCTCTGGTGGTATTTTCGTCTAGCAGCGGGTTCAACTGATAAACAGATTGATGCTGCTCAGGAAGGTTTGGAATTCCGTAATGGTAAAAGGTCCAGGTTCCCAACGGCTGGTAATGCTCTGGCACCCCGTGGTTACTTTGTCCTAGACGCATTTAATCAGGACCGTGGTTCCAAAATTGGTCGTGCAGGTATCCCCAGCATCACCTCAGGATACCAACGTCCTTCTTGCGTTGCGTTCATGAACAGCCGTATTTTTTACGGAGGTATTGATGCTTACCACTACAACGGTGTTATCTACTTCAGTAACATCATTCGAGACGTAGACCAAGAAATTAGGTTCTATCAAAATGGTGATCCTACCTCTGAGCTAAACTACGAGCTTCTTGCTAACGACGGTGGCAACATTGTCATTCAGGATGCTGGTCGTATTATCTACATGGTGCAGGTAAAGAGTGCTCTTATGGTTTTCTGTCAGAACGGTATCTGGGCAGTTAAAGGCAGTGAGGGTACGGGTTTCAGTCCTCTTGACTATACAGTAGATAAGATCTCAGATATTGGTGTTATCTCACAGAACAACATTGCTCTAATTGATGGTATCCCAATCTGGTGGAACAATGAAGGTATCTACTCTATTACTGAGCAAGGTGTAGCTTCGGTTTCTATCGGCACTATCCAGACCTTGTACGATCGTATTTCTTCTACTGCTAAGCTCTACGCTAAAGCAGCTTACAATCGTCTTTCTAGGGAAGTCTACTGGCTTTACAGCACAGACGAAGACAACCCACGAAACTACAATAAGGCGCTGATCTTTAGGAGCACCACTGGTTCTTTCTATATCTATGAGTTCCTTGGTACACCCATCCTTAAAGACATCGTAAGCTTACAGGGTTTGAGTACTGTAGTCTCAGAAGAAAACGTACTTGACAACTCTGGTGTTGTGGTTACCGATAACCTAGGTGCAGACGTTACTGTCGAACTTGAAACAATCATCCACGTAAACTCACAGTTCAAGATACTGACTAAAGTAGGAACTACGATTACATTCAGTGAAGTCATCGACACAACCTACAAAGACTGGGTCTCGTACGACAGCACTGGAATTTCGTACTCTTCTTATTTCATCACTGGGTTTAGAGTTCACGCTGGTGCAAACAAGAAGTGGCAGGCTAACTACGTAACTGTCTATTCTCGTGTTGAAGACAACTCATCAGCTTACATGCGCGCCATCTGGGACTTTGCTAATTCAGGTGATACTGGTCAAATTACCAACAGCCAACAGATTTACAACCCACAGCTTAACAGAGACTTCTCTTTCCGACGACTTAAAGTCCGAGGTACTGGTATGGCCCTTCAGTTGAAATTTACATCTGACGGGAACAAACCATTCGGAGTAATTGGTTGGGCTTCATCGGAGACAGCCAATGCCCGAGTATAATTTCCGTGTAGCAACAATGGAGGATTTGGAAGATGTCTATGACATGGCCAAAGAGTTCTACGAAGCTAGTCCCTATGCAACTACTCATGAGTTCTCAGAAGCTCGCGTAAAGGAGGTGATCCGTATCTACCTTTCAGCACCTTTGAATGAAGCCGTGGTAGTGCTTATGCTGGATGGTGAACTACCAGTGGGAATGATTGCTGGTGTAAATACAGCTAATCTGTTTTCAGAAGGGTCCCAAGCTATTGAACAAGTGTGGTGGGTGGACCCTCCCCACCGTAAGACACGAGCATCAGTTACGCTGCTTATGTTGTTCGAAGAGTGGGCTAAAGAAATTGGAGCAAAGTATTGTGTTATGAGTTCAATTCCTGAACTTACAGAACTAAGTAGACTGTTTGAAGGAGTTGGCTTCAGGCTAAAAGAACAGTCTTATCTCAAGGAGGTCTTTTAATGGCAGCTATTACTACCGCTATTGCTGCTGCGGGTGTTGCTGCTTCAACCGCAGGCACTGTAATGCAGTACAACGCTGCTAAACGACAAGCAGCTATCCAAAAGGACATTATGGATGTCCAGGCAGAAGGTGCCAAGATTGAGGCGGCTAGGTCACGTAGACAGGCTTACAGAGACGCTCTGAAGGCATCCGCAATGAACGAAGCTGCTGGTGCATCTGGTGGTGCTGTCCAAGGCTCTGGCGTTGCTGGTGGTATTCAGCAGGCTGCTAACAGTGGTCTACAGACTCAGCGTGACGTAAACCAGAACCTAGGCATGGCTCTGAATATCAACAACCTTCAGCAACAGTCACTTGACACAGGTCAGTACGAAGCATCTCTAGTCTCAGGCATTGGTTCTGGTATGCAGGACATTGCAAAAGGGCTAACTAATAACCAACAGCAAATTCAACGGTCTTACCCAGGTCTATCCTGGCTATACAGGTAATGGAGAACATATGACAGACGTACTTTCGATTGAGCCCCAGGACCAAGAAGGTGAACTTTCAATCAATGCACCTGAGTCCGGTACTCAACTTCCTCGCTATACGCCAGAAGGTGCAAAATCTAAAGCAGAACGCGTAAAGTTCAGCATGAGCCCAGGAGATGAAAGGTTCTTTGATCCTAACTCAGTGGAGTCTACTCTACAGACTTCTTCTGAGCAGGACCTTCAGAACATTTTCTCTAACATGGAAACTCTCAAGCAGAACCAGCGTCGAATGGATGTACTACAAGCTCTAGCTGCTAATAAGACAGCTATGGGTGGTGGTCCGGTTACCCCTGTAGAAAGGGAGATGATCCGTAATCTTTCGAAAGAAGAACTTGTTGATCCAGGCACTGTCCTGGAAAAGAAGTTCGCTGAAAGGTACGCTACATATGTTCTAAGTCAACAATCAGACTGGAATAAGGCTCAGGATACTGACGTTGAGGAAGCCGACAAGACTGCTAATCAATTCCAAGACCTGATTTACAAGCAAGAAGTAATTCGTACTATGCTTGAGAAAGCAGACAAGAACGTCGCTGATCAGTCTTGGGGTGGATGGGGTGTAGACTTTGCAAAAGGGTTTATCCCACTCTACAACACCTATAAGACTCGTGGTCTAGCTCCTGGTGCTCCTACGTCGCCTCTTCTTGCAGGCAATAACGTAGAAGAGCAGGGAGCTTACCTGATGTCCATCAGTGACCCAAAGAGGTTCCACGAGGAACTCTCTAAGGCGTACGAGGGACTAGCTGCCGATAATCCTCAGCTAGCTCGTGAATGGCTGGAGAACATCCTAGGCCAAACTACAGCCTCTAAGACACTAGATAACATCTTCACTGTACTTGATGCAGCCAGTATTGGTGGTGCCATCAAAGGTGCTCCTAAGGCTATTAAGAGCCTACCTGAACTAGCTGACGCTTCTCGTACACGTTTGAAGGCTACCCTTCGTGGTCTTGCTGAGAACATGGGTCGAAAGAATGTAGACGAAATAGATACCATCACTGCTGTTGGTCAGCAGGTAGATGCAGTGTCTATTCAGGCTGCCCAGGCTATGAGCCTGAAAGAAGTAGTCGAAAGGACTGGTACCCAGGATACTTCTCTTCTAAGCCGGTTTGTGCAAAAGATTGGAGCTAAGATTTTTGATCCTAGCGCTCCGTTTGAAGGATTGAAGTTTAGTCGTCTGAACAATGCTTGGACATCCCGTCTAGTTGAAATGCTTTCTTCTAACAACGAACGTATGGCTCGTATCCTGGCTGATGTCAACAAGGTTGCTCGGCTTGATGAAGGCTCAGATGCGATGCGTCAAGCTTTTGACAACGCTATCGAGTACGTAAAAGACTTCTATGGTCCTTCTGTTCGTAACGCAGTCATTGACGCTGAGACTAAGCGCATCTTCAGTACAGACACTCTGGCTAACGTCAGCCGTGTAGAAGTTGCTCTAGGCCGTCCAGATGGTTCTTTGTTTGACACAGAAGCTGGTCTTCACTCAGCTATGAAGTTCTATGGCATTGAAGATGGAACTTACGAAGTTAAACTTGCAGGTAACAAGTTCTACGCATCTGTTGCTAAGGATGTTGACGAGTCTGCAATTAAAGACCTAACAATCGACAACAACACACGCACAAGCATCAATCCTTGGGGTCGTATCTTCAACTACCTGCGTTCTGCAGACAACCTGGTTTCTCCAGCTAACAAGACTGCTCGTAAAACAGCAACCTATGCCGCAGAAGAAATCTCGCGCTTGTACAGCGACATGGCTAAGCCTGTGTCTGCCCTTAACAAGAAAGAGCGTAACCGTATCAGTCGTCTCCTAGAACAGAACAGGGACATGCCACATCCAGTTACTGGAGATCGTGGGTACTACTACAAGGACGTTAACGAGTTTGATGAAGCATTTATCCAGATGCACAATCAGGCTCCTAACCCACAAGAGCGTATGGCTTACTTTGCTGCCAAGCAACTTAACGACTTTGACTACACTCTTCGTAACCTAAACCTGTATCGTGACCGTGCTTCTCGTGGTTGGGAAGACTGGTCGTTCGACATCAGTGGTTCTAGCACAAACAAGATTAAAGGTCGCCTTTTGAACGACCTTCCTTGGGATGTGTCAGAAGATGCCCGTATTCTAGTTATCGACACTGATGGGATGCCAAGCATTAAGTACCTAAAGCAGATGTCACCTCAGGAGCGTTCTCTACTTGAGAATGCAATCAAGAACAAGAACCGTAAGGTTGTACACCTTACCCAGCCTCTGCTGCGTGATATTGAAGAACACATTCCAGACACCTTAAAGTCTTCTGACCCAATTAACTATGTTGTCTCGCCAAGCCCTAAACGGTATGCTCTTAACTACGAGCAGATCCCCTATAAAGAGGGTGGTCACGTTGTCAATGATTACAGGTACTTCGTCAAGAATGCCAATATCATTGGTCACACTGGTAACCAGTCTTACGTAGGAGACTTGACATTCTCTGGTCACACAACCGAGCGTGAAGCCCAAGAGTTTGCTAGGGACCTAGAAGAGGCACGTCAGATTTATCGTCGTGAGATTGCTTCACCTAAGGGTTCTCGCCAGACACAAGCTCTAGACGACTTTGTCAATAGTCACTTCCCATTCACTCCCAACGAATACCGTCAGATGTACCACAAGAAGGTCCTCAATGCAGATGGTCCTATTGTCGTTCTGAAAGATGGTGTACGTTACAGTGACGTAGCAGACATTCGTAGTCAGGGTCTCAAAGACATGACTAAGTCTCTACACAATCTAGAAGACACTTTGGACAAAGCTTTCACTTCGGAGAAGGGTGAACAGCTCTATACCTTTAACAAGGGAAGTGCTGGTAATCCTAACTGGAAGATGGAAGTAGGTAAGACAATCAACCCAATTGACTCTCTCAACCAGGGGCTAAGGTCTGCGCTTCGTAGTCGTCTTTACACTGATTATGTAGTTCGTTCTGCTAATGAGTTCATTGAGCAGTTTTCTGATCTTATGGTTCAGAGTAAAGAGACTATGCGTCGCAACCCAATTTACTGGCTGTACCATCCGCAATGGAAAGATCGTTTGTACTCTAGTTCCGAAATGGAAACCGTTGTTACTGAAACACGTAAGACTGTCCCAGGACGCGCTAGAAAAGACTGGTCAGCCATATACGAAGATGGTAACAACATCATTGGTGGGTCTGCAAACATCCACTATGACAACCCAGATTTATTCGAGCACCATGCGATTAATTACCGGAATGTACAGGATGCTTTTGGTGTCCGCAAGTACGGTGATAAAGTACTTCCAGTTCCCGATTGGTTTAAAGAAGCTGATGAACTTGTCAAAGAGCTTTCTAGCCGTTTGGATATCCAAAACGTCAAACTATGGTTTGGTGAAGGGGATGGAAAGTCTGGTGGTATTTTCACTCAAATGGATCGCATCAATGGTAAACCTTACTTAAGCATCGTTATTCCTAGCAATCTAGGTAAAACCAGACTACAGATTGTAAGAACTGTCGCGCATGAAATGGGGCACGCTGTTGACTTTGCAACATTTAAAACTGCTCCAAAAACTACAAGAGATGCCCTGAATAAAGCTTACAACAACTGGATTTCTAACAGGATCATTAAGCAAGACCCTACAGATACAGAATTGTTTCCTGGAATTCTTAATAGCAACACTCCTATTAGTGTTCTTATAAAGACTCACCCTCAGTACGCGGCTTATCTTATCAACAGAGCAGAATGGTTTGCTGAAGAAACTTCAAAGTGGTTACTCACTCGTCGTAAACCAATGAACGTTGTGGAACGCTTCTTTGAAGGTCTTGCCCAAAAGTGGAAAGAGATCTACGAGAGTATCCTAAAGCCTAAAAAAGATGTCAACGTTAATAAAGCAGTTGCATCGTTCCTAAGAGGCCAGTGGCGTGAAGACAAAGAGATTGTTACTCGTCATTTCAACACTGTCCTGACTAACGCCATGGGTAGTGATGAGTCTCTTGACCGTCTAGTTGCTGCTAAGTCTATGCGAGATGCAGTTCTAAGTTTGATCGATACACCTACACCTATTAAGGCAGCCTGGGAGTCTGTAAGAAACAGAGCTCTAAACTTTGTCTACGATAAGTGGGGTAATGAAGCTGCTGGTTGGCTTGACGACTCTGCTCTGTTTAAGACGCGAGACCCAATTAGGTTTGCTAGGTCTATCGCCTTCCATTCAAAGATTGGTCTATTCAATCCTGTGCAGTTCTTTGTTAACTCTGCTTCTCTTGTCCACGCCTTTGCTGTGTCCCCACAGCATGCGTTTGGTGGGTTCAAGGATGCCATGCTGATGTTCTACGCTCGGCGTAATCCAAGCGCAGAAGTACAGAACTGGCTACGCAAGAGGTCAGGCTATCGTTACTGGGATGAACTTAACCAAGAACTTAAGCGTTCTGGTTTTGGTAACGTAGGTAAGACTACATCTGACCTTGACGACTTCCTTGACAACAAGGCTGTGTCTAACAAGTTTGGCAGGTTCCTTGATGCTGGTACAATCTGGTTCAGGACATCGGAAGAGATGGTGCGCTTGAATGCCTTTGCTATTGCTCATCGAGAGTGGCGTAAGGCTAACCCAACTGCTCCTATCACGGATGCTATCCGTCGCGAGCTAACTAACCGTGCTGACAACCTTTCGGTTAACATGAGTAGAGCTTCTAGCGCTTGGTACAACCGTGGGATCATGTCTATTCCGAGTCAGTTCACAAGCTACAACATGCGTCTAGCAGAACAAATCTTTACTGGTATGGCTACTGGTAAAGGTGCGCTAACCCGCAAGGAAGCTGCTAGGGCTATGCTTGGGTACTCGCTACTGTACGGTATTCCTACAGGTGCAGGTGCTGCTGTGGGCTTCTGGCCTGTCCAGCAGAGCTTTGAAGAGGCAGCCATGAAGAATGGTATCGACCTTGAAGCTAACGCTTTTGTTAAGGGTCTGAGCCGTGGTATTATCAACGTAATTGCTGATGCTACTATCGGAACAAAGACCAACGTAGCTGAGCGTTACGGACCTAACGGCTTGAGTATTATCCGTGATATTGTCAATGGTGACAAGACTATGGTTGACTTCTTTGTTGGCGCTTCTGGTTCCATCATTGGTCAAAGCTTGAAGTCTAGTTATCCACTCCTACTGTCTTTGTCTCAGGCAATCACAGGCAACAAAGAATTCCCACTTGTCCACGATGACTTCCTTGATGCTGCACGTAACATCTCCACAATTGACAATGCTACTAAAATGTACATGGCAATTAACTGGGGACAGTACATCACCAAGAACGAAGTTGTCATGACTGACATCAAAGGAATTCAGAGTGTTATTCTTGGGTTGACTGGCCTTACACCAAGAGAAGCAGTCGACGCTTACCTTGGTAAGAAAGTGATCAAAGACATGGCCCAGGAACAAGAGAAGGTAACTCAGCTTGCAGTTAAGGAATTCCACAGAGCCTTTAGGGCTATCCAAGAAGGAAAGTTTGAAGACTCTGAGAGATACTTTAAGCGAGCAGAAACCTACATTGCTGGTGCTGACTTAGGTCTAGCAGGTAAGAACTCAATCTTCACTAGGGCTCTAGGTGAGTATGGTGAACAAGCTGACGACGTTAACTTCAAACTGCTGATGAAGTCTCAAAGTGAAGACGTATTCAACAGGCGTCTAGAAAAAGAAAAGGGAAAGTGATACATGCCTTTTAATAATGATCCGGGTGTAAAACCGGCTCCTAATTTTGCTATCCGTGAGCAGGGCATGCGCGCTCCGACTATGGATGTCTCCGGTTTCTTTAAGGGGATCGGAGACCTCTTTACAGAGTCCGCTACTGTACGGGATAACAACAACCAGAAGGATATTGAGGATCGTATCCGCTCTGAAACTGAAGTAAGCAATGACATTGTAACTAATGGTCAGTACTCAGCTCAGACGGCGGCTAACGCTCCTAGTGATCAACTCCCTCCAGACTTGAACAAGTCCTTCGATCGTCTTAGCACACTTAACAACGCTTATCAGCAAGGTAAAGTAAACGAGGCCGCTTATTGGGCACGCTTGAACGCTGTAGCCAAAGAACTACGTGTCAAGTACCCAAACTACGACAGCATTATCGACCAGAAGTTCTCTAGCATCACAGGTCATGTTCCTGGTAATCGTCTACGCGATCAGCTAATTTCAGATGCAGATGCACGTAACAAAAACCAGTCTACTCTTGAAAAAGAACGTAGAGCTGACATGGACCGTTGGGCAACTGCTGGTGTTCTTCATCCCCAGTACCGTGAACTGTACGCTCAAGGTGAGGAAGGTTGGGC